TCATAAAAATGACTTAACCACTCCGACAACCCGTTTTATTTCTTTTATCTTTTTCTTATTTAATTCCTGCCCAGTTCCATATTGCGGCTCCCGGTTAGCAGGAACCACCAATATTTTTGCTGATTCTACCTTTGACACGTAGCGGAAGAATATAGAATCATCAGGCATGTATATTGCATAAATCTGCCCACAAATAAGCTCGTTTTCCGGCTCTTGACTTACTGCAACCATACTCCCTTGCTCTATTACCGGAAACATTGAATTATCGCGTGCAGTCTCAATAGAAACATTTCTACTTCCAAGTATCTCCGAAAAGAAAGCCATCCCCTTCTTTAACATATCACCTCTCCCGGTACATATCCATTCGACATTTAACTGCGGAAATGATGATAGAATCTTTGCAATCGTATCACTTCCAATACTTCCGTTGCTTTTCTTGGAGTTAGCGATATAACCATTGGATAAACCACACTTCTTTTCAAATACTTTGGCATTTTTAACCTCACCTTCGGATTTTTTTAGATACTCGATGAATTGAAGCAACCTATCAATAGCTCTTTCCATATTACTTTTCTAATTTGCTTTCAAGAATCCCTATTTTACGGTGAAGTTCATTAATCACAGCATCCTTCTTTGCCATAGCTTGCAGAAATTCATCAAATGATATTACTGATCCATGCTTTACAACTTCTTCTTTCAATTCTTGCCCCTCTTCTTTTTGGGTGATATAGTGCTCTCCTTCACCACTAATGAGCCATAGAATATTCAAATCATTAAAAACACGCATCAATGCAGCAAGTTTTTCGCTACCAAAATCTCCCTTTAAGATACTAAGGTACCCTTTAGACCATCCGCACATTTCCTCACATTTGTTTTTGCTAATACCTTTTTCAGACAAAAACAAGAGCAATCTATCTTTTGAATTGCTTTTTCCTTCCATCAATGTTGATTTTTTAAGTAATCCAAAATGTTGATACTTAATATATTAAACACCAACATGTTTTATAACATATATTTCCACTTAAAATATTAAGGGAAATCCCTTGCCATTCTGAATATATTAAGTACTTTTGCATCGTTGTTAGTAAAGAACAACAGACAAAAGGATATAAGAATGGCTGGCAGCTACCAATAGCTACTATACATATTCCAAAAGCAAAGATAGCCGTTAGCTTTCTTATTTCCAAATAAAACCCTGTAAAAACAAAGTGAAATATGAAAGTAACAGTTGTAGATATTAAGAAGATTCCCGCCAACGGAGTATTACAAGTTAAGTTAGAAAATAATGCAGCTTGTGTCTCTGCCCGAAACACTGTGCAGTACGTAAAAAACGTGCATCCGAGAGAAGACGGAAAGACTTATTCGGTTAGCACTGATTGGAAGACGCATACAGTAACTATTAAGGTGGTAGACCCATGAACCGGAATGAAGCAAAGATGGTAGCGGAAGAACTCTACAAACTTATCCATAAAGACGTGAGAAACATAGTTTCCCAAACTGTGAAAGAAGAAACCGAAGAATGGATAGGTGCAAAAGACGCCGCAAAAGTATTAGGCTGGTCGGTTGGCACATTATACAATCGAATCGAAGAAATACCCCATACCAAACTCAACAACAGATTACGCTTCAAAAAATCAGCACTGTTACAATACCTCAATAGATAACAAGGATGGTGTGGCTTGACCGCCTATCCACCCACCAACTAAACCGATGATAGTATTCGGGATGCGCGAAACCTGCTTAGTGGTCTGTATCCGGCTACACTCTTGGAGAAATTGCCCGGCGCATAGCCTCACCTGTGATGTTGCAGGAATTACATAGAGGAAAGTGAGATAAACGCCCAAAGCAGTAGGAAGTAGACTTGTCCTTCCGAGGCAGCGTGAAAAAGTAGAATGATTCACTAAAGAATCTATCTGCCTAAAATGACAATAAAGGTGCAGTACTACCATGAGCAGAACAACATACCCCCTACCGCACAATTCGGTGTAATAACGTTGGGTCGTTGAGGGGGAGCTAATCAATACTAAAAGCCATGAAAGAGCTAATTTTATCAAAAGAAACCATGAGTTCAGTTGAAATAGCCGAACTTACAGGAAAAGAGCATTACAATGTTATTCGTGACATTCGTACCCTTTTAGAGCAAGGAGTTGCAGCCCTCAATTTTGAGGCGAGCACCTACAAAGATGCAAATCAACGAGATAGACCTTGTTTCAATTTGACGAAGAAAGGTTGCCTTATTCTCGCATCCGGTTATGATGCAAAACTTCGCGAAAAAATAATTGATCGATGGGAAGTATTGGAAATAGAAAAACAGAAAGCAATTCTCTCTATTCCTAATTTCAATAATCCAGCAGAAGCCGCCCGTGCTTGGGCAGACCAATACGAGAATAATCAAGTTCTCGCCCGAAATAATGCTCAAAAAGATATGTTACTGACAGAACAAGCTCCAAAAGTTCTTTTTGCGGATGCCGTTGTAGCCTCTGAAAATAGCATTTTAATTGGTCGTCTCGCCAATGTTCTCAAACAGAATGGTATTGAAATCGGTCAAAACAGACTTTTTAAATGGTTACGTGACAATGGATACCTCTGTAAATGTGGAGAAAAATACAATCAGCCTACCCAAACGGCAATGGAACTGGAACTTTTTGAAGTAAGTTATGGCTCTATTGTACGTGCTGATAAAAGTATCAATACTATCACAACAAAAGTCACTGGAAAAGGACAAATATATTTTATAAATAAATTCTTGAAGAAATGAAAAAGATTACAGAAATGACCGAGCAAGAAATTCTTGCATTAACGGAGGAAGACGTACAAAAGATAATTAAACTCCGTATGATGGAAGAAGGAATTAAAATCATGGATAAGCCAAAAGTTCCTGAATTATTCGAGATAGCACCTGCGGACGTACAGATTTTCACTATTCCCATTCTTGATGGATTCGCTTTTACAGATATGGAAGAAGTGACAAAAGTTGCTGAAGTTCTACAAAATGTAAATTCACTCCGTAAGGTGGATTACGATTGGAACAAGTTAGGTAGTGATTATAAATACCTTACGAAAAAAGAAAGATATGCTTTCAGGGGTGATTCAGATTTTGATGTACAATCCGGTTGGGTGTATTCCAGTGAACTTTATGCAAAAATAGCAGACTTCGCAGTACAAAACAAGGCAATGAAAGAACAAGCCGAAAAAGACAAAAAAGAATATGAGTCACAGTTACAAGAAGCATCCGGCATCACCACTGAAATACGTGAGCGAGTTTCAGAAGTTCGTAGCAAGTACATGCGACTAAATGACCTCACAAAAAGATTCGCTATTGATTATTTCCCTCTTTCTGACAATAACGAAGATATGGCAATTAGGTTTATGACGAAAGCATATTCTCTTGCCGAAGAAGAGAAAGAGTATATCCTTTCAAATTACAAAGAGAAATTAACCACACATGATAATTAGCTTTTAATTAAAGCTGCCGGACTCCTTGCTTGTGAAAGTAGGGAGTTTTTTTATTGAATTAAAGCTATGTCAAATTACAAAAAAGATATTATCGGTTCTAAATTCGGAAAATTGACCATAATAAAAGAGGTGAAACCGCATATTAGACCAAGTGGAGCAACCGTTCCTATGTTTGAATGTTTTTGTGAATGTGGAGCAATCGTAAATGTTTGCAAGTACGAACTCACTACTGGCAAAATTAAATCCTGTGGATGCCTTAAAAAAGAACATGCTAAGAGAATATCAACTCATGGAGAAAGTAAAACAAGACTTTATGCGCTTTGGCGTACTATGAAAAGTAGATGTTATGGTAAATACTATCATGGATATGCTAATTATGGAGGCAGAGGTATATCAGTTTGTGATGAATGGAAGAGAAATTTCCTTACTTTCAAAGAATGGGCAATAAGCAATGGATGGAGTGAAAATAAACCCGGAAAGCAGCAGTCATTAGACAGAATAGACACAAATGGTAATTATGAGCCATCTAATTGTAGGTTTGTTTCAATGAAGACCCAAGAAAATAACCGGAGAAACTCTCTACAATTCAATTATAACGGATTAACATTTACTCTTCTTGAATTATCCCAAAGGTTTAATATTCCTCGATGTACATTATATGATAGAATAGTTAAATACGGATATAGTATTGAAGAAGCGATAATGTATAAACCGCACGAAAAATCACATTTAAAATTATAAATATATGCAAGATACAATTTTTAATCTCCCTAATAATGAATATCATAGAGGTGAGAAGTTTAAGGAGTACTTATCAAGTACAAGCCTAAAGGACTACATGGTCTCCCCCAAATTTGCCCGGTTTAAAGCACTTCATCCTGAAATGTTCGAGATAGGTGCTGAAGCTGCCGAAAAAGGCTCTTTGTACCATGATGCGATGGAAAGCATTGTGAATACTGGATCACTTGACAAATGGAGAAATAGCTTATTGGTTTTCCAGCCGCCGATCAACGAACGAACCGGATGCCCTTATGGACGTGAAACTCAAAAGTACAGAGATGCACTCGCGGAAGCCGTTGCCGCAAATCCCGGAAAAAGCCTAACAAGTAATGCTGACGTTCAGTTAGTTGAAACAATGGTGTATGAACTATTACATTGCTGCCGGGAGACTTCCAAGCAAATCAAGCAAATATTGAGCTTTAAACAGACGAAAGCTGAAGTCAGTCACTTTGTTGAGTACAAAGGTTGTAAATTCAAATACCGCCCGGACGTTGAGACTGCAAAGAAAATCATTGACTGGAAAACAGTTGCAGTGGATGATCTACACGAAGATACAGTCAATAGAGTAATTACCAAATTCCATTACGGTATTTCGGCAGCTTTCTATCAGTTTATGGAACATGAACGTACTGGTGTATGGAAAGAGTTTTACTGGGTAATGCAGCAAAAGACAGCCCCTTATGATGCTGTGTTCGTCAGTGCCGCAAACTGGGCTTATCACATGGAAGACGGTATTGTGAAAATGGGCGCAAGTGCTCTTCTATTTGCAAAGTTGCTCGAACAACATGTCTACTGCACACAAAACAATGATTTCGATGGAGCACAGGTATTTATCCAGCCCGGTTTCAAAGGGCGTAGGATTATGATACCCGATACTCCTTCATTCGAGAAAAACAGAATGTTTAACTTTTATAACAACAAAAATCAATGAAACCAAGTGAACAACAAGGTAATCTAAACATGGGACAACAAGCCCCACAACCGCAAGCGGCTCCTGAACAACCAGCACCGCAAGTTCCAGTCGTAACCCCAACGGCTCCACCAGCTTTTCCCCAGCAACTTAGCGGTTTGGAAAAATGCTTTATATCTCCAAAGAAAGCGTTTTTAGCTGCCGGAGGTACAGAACAGCAGTTTGCACGTGAAGTAAACTTCGCTATGCAAGCAATGTTGAACAACACATATCTGATTGATTGTGCAAAAGCATACCCCGACCACCTGATTGAAGCGATCAAAAACGTGTCGCTTACTGGATTATCACTGAATCCCGAACTGAAGTTAGGTTATCTTGTGCCTTACAAGGGCAAGGTCAAATTTCAAGCCTCATACATGGGGAAGGTTGATATTCTTATCCGTACCGGAGTTGTCAAAGACATCTACGCTGATTTAGTTTACACCAATGATAAGTTCAGCATGACTAAAGGCACAGGTGGGAAATTAACTCACGAACCGGACGTTTTTGGAGAACGCGGCGACCTCATGGGAGGATACTATTACGCAGTTTTGACTTCCGGTGCAGAGAAATACGATGCTATGCCTAAATCTCGCATAGAGGAAATAAAAAGTCGTTCCGAGGCAGTCAAAAAAGGAAAGCAGTCTCCGTGGGACACCGACTTTGAGGAAATGGCACGCAAGACAGTAGTAAACTGGGCTTTCAAGTTCCTTCCGAAAACAGGTATTTCAGATTCTATGATTAAAGTTCTCGAAGTAGAAAGTCAGTTAGATGATGAAATGTTTGAAGACTGGCGTAAATCACAAAGTCAAAAGCCGGATGATTTTGACGAAGAAGATACTCCATACGCCGAAGAAGTAAAGTAATTCACTCACAATTAAATAAATAGATTATGAAACATGTTGTAGACTTACCGGAAGGGTACATGATTAAAGTCGTAAAAGAAGATGTAGAACCGAAAAACTCTAATGAGATTTCTGATAATCAGTTTGAGTTTAATGGTGTGGTTTTCAAACGTGGAGATGTTATCATCAGAAATGATGGTACTATGGGAATATTGGAAAGCATACAAAAGCGTAGCTATTCTCCTATGCCTTTCCTCCCATTAATAGACGTAGATGTTCCAGTCGTTTATGCCGCATTTGTTCCTTCTAATAAAAAAGGGGAACGAGTATTTATCAATATAGATGAAGCTCATCATGGAATTGGCACAATGAAAGGTTATCGGCATGCCACTGATGAAGAAAAGAGCAATATGCTTAAAGCTATGCAAGAGGAAAAGCATTTCTCTTATGATTTTCTTCAAAATGATTTTAAGTATATCCCGACTGTTGGTGACCTATGTATTTTTTGGGACAATGGCAACGAAAGTGAAGCTATAATTGCAGAACTTACCTGTACTGATAACAGTGATGATTATCCTTTCCTATCAAGTACCGGGAGTGGCTACGAAAAATGTGTGAAATTCATTTCAGATAACCAGTACAAAGCAATCCTCAATGAAGAATAATAAAGCAAAATAACAAAAAGAAGTTGCACGCAATGTGCAGCTTCTCACCTCTCGTCCAAAAGGAATGAGTTACGAAGATTATAGAGAGGCACGCAAGTATCAAAACCAATGGATAAAGCAACGCTTGAAGGGATTCATCTGCTATATAGCCTCTGAATTAGTGACTGTTGATAAGATTACAGGTGCTTCTCGATTATTCGACCACCGTCAAGACGACATCAACAAAGCACTTATGCGTAAAAATCCGACACCATTTGTCGGAAGTAAAAGGTCCGATTTAAAACCACTTTAATAAAATATCAAGTTATGGAAAGAGAATTATTTAAACACAAAGAACCTCTTGCAAGATTACAGATGTTGCAAGACAACTGTGCAGCTATTGAGAAAATCACCTATCCGCATCAATTTTCCGAAGAGGAAATGGAAGCAAGAAAAACATCTCTTGCCAATTTGGATATAGAAATGTCTGAATTGGATGCCGAAAAGAAGGCTGTACAAGACCGTATTAAAGAGAAGATGAAGCCCATTACCAAACATCGCGAAAAGCTGATTGAAGACATCAAGCGTAAATACGAAGATGTAACAGATGAATGTTACAAATTCCTTGACCGCGAAACCCGTACTGCTTGCTATTACAATGGCAATGGTGATTTGGTGAGAGAGCGTCCAATGGAGGCACAAGAAATGCAAAAGACAATCCAAGAGGATTTGGCTGCAACAGGAACAGATTATTAA